AGGATAAAAGAAAGATTGAGAACCCAGACCACCGTGGAGACTCGCCTGAAATGATTTCGAATAAGAACTAGCGAATAGATCAATCGCTATCGATTCACAAAACTCTGAATCCTGTTTATCGATTAATCTACCGCCAATGTATAACTCTGCACTCTCGATAACCTGTGTCCAATCGTCCAACAATTGGACTTCCCCATTAAGTTTAGTGACTAGGTTTGTATATGCCAGTAAATCACCAAGCTTGTTAATTTTAATCGTGGACGTTCCACCTGGTCTAGGTTGGGTTTGAAGTGTCATCTGCTTTGTAAATAAAGAAAAATTTGTATGTCTCTTGAACTTAGTGTTAAAATATGTGGTATTAGGAGATCCAGAAATGTGTTTATCCTGTTCACCACGAGATACAAGCTGTGCAAGGGCTCCACCTGACATGGTTTTCTATTATAGAATCACATTATTTATTTAAACCTTTTCCACTACATCATCGTCGTCAATATCAATCATGATTTCACCATACTGTTCCTTCCAGTCATTTGGGTCGGTATAATTCTTTTCTTCAGTGTCATAAAAGGATTCACTGTCGTCAATCATCATGTGTCTGACAGTTTCATATAGCACAGTTGTAAGTGCGAATTTGTAAGCGAGGAACCCCACAAACGTGGCGCCATAATCAAAATCAAATGCGAATGGTGCGTTGTTCCACACAACTTCAAAAGCTGCAGTGCCCAAGGGTGCTAAAAATTCCTTTTGAATGGCTGAAGTTTCAAAGTTGTCAACCCTATCTGACAGAAGAGTCATATACGCATACGAAGCTACTGCCCCCAGAGCTGCAGAGACACCCTGATCGGCACCCTGGGTTATGAAATAGGAGGCACTCAAAGCTGACCCATACCCAGCAGTCGATTTCTTAAGTGTTCGTTTAAGACGTGTATATTCCTTAGAGTTATTAAGTGTGATAGATCTTGTGATGCCAAGGACAAGACTCATTGTATACTTTTCATTGTCCACAATGCTTTATCTCACTTAAAAATTATCGAATACAATAGTATATGAGGTGTGAACTGTGTAGGAAAAAATGTGGTATTCCTTTCGACTGCAATCATTGTAAGGGGCAATTTTGTATCAGCTGTTCACATTTAGAGAAACATGAGTGCCCAGGTCTACAAGAGAAGATTAATAAAGACCTGAACATTTTGGGTAAAAAAATAGCATTCGAACCACCTCCAAAATGCTTAAAGATCTGATATGTATACTAATCAGTGTGGGGGGCGTACCGCATTCATAGCTCAGTGGTAGAGCGCAAGCTTAGTAAGCTTGAGGTCAGGGGTTCGAAACCCTTTGAGTGCAAATGAAAAAAAAAAGAATATTGTATAATCACAGTATGAATAAGGACCGGTCCATTCTTATCCATGATGTGACTTCATTAACGTTTCTCGCACCATTCTCTGTATTATGTCTAGCTGAGACATTTTTTGGATACACCGTATATCCTATGTTTTTGACACATGCGCTCACCACCTATATGTCTTTTGATCTCATGTGGATAATTATCCAGCCTAGGATTGTACATACATTTAGAAAGTTGATAATGCTTCATCATATAGTATGTCTTCTAGCTCTTCTTAGACCCCTCATGTATCCTGAAGAGGCTTTTGTTGTTGGTGTTGTTGGTTTAGTTGAAATTGATACATCTCTACTCACTATCCGAAGACTTACACCTAGAACGAGTTTCATATATCCCACAATAAATGATATGTATCACGCGTCAAATCTATTGATTCGGGTGGGGTATGAGTCATGCATGACACTATTTTTGTCGTACTTGTATGCACATGAAAGTATGTACGCGAAATTACACATCCTTGGGTGTCAATATTTCATAAATATTTTCAGTTGTGGTATTTGTGCACTCACCTATTCGAAGAGGAACCCAGCTTTGAAGAACAATTAAAGATTAAAATCTAAACCATAATTAGAATGACTACAGACAAACCCAAACGTGCACCCAATGCGTACATGATGTTTTGCAAGAAGATGAGACCTGAGATCATAAAGGAGAACCCTGACATCACATTTACCGACACTGGTAAAAAACTAGGTGAGATGTGGAGAGCTCTCACCGATAACGAAAAGAAAAAATATACAAAGTAAGTAGTAGATATTTGGATTTCTATTACAATTTGTAATGAAGCAGCGAATAAAAAATGGCGTGTCTCCTAGATTTGGTCAACCATCAACTTAAGGATTTGAGACGTGATATGAATAGATGTCCCTCGGGGTCAAGAAACTCTGTTATGATGCTATTGTGCCTACTCGTGGTTCTGATCGTTCTGTGGGATATGATTTATATAGCTCCGAGGATGCCATGGTTCCTAGACAGGCAGGGCGAGCTATTGTAGGCACTGGTATTACAGTGGTTCTCCCACCTGGTGTTTACGGTCGTGTAGCTCCCCGCTCAGGTTTAGCCGCGAAGCACTGCATCAATGTTGGTGCAGGTGTGATTGATCCAGATTATACCGGTGAAATTAAGGTCATTTTGTTCAATCATGGAGAGAATGACTTTGAAATCAAGAAGGGTGATCGTATCGCTCAATTAGTTCTAGAGCGTTGTGAGACACCTCCCATAGAGGAGATTAGTATCGTTGAGGATACCGAACGTGGATCTGATGGGTTCGGGTCGACTGGTCAATGAGGTTAGCGTTAAATTTGAAATATTATAACCGAACAGTATTTTAATATGCGCGTCCTCGAACTTTTCAAAGGGACTGGAAGCGTTTCTAAACTCCTGGAACGATCAGGACATGAAGTTATCAGCTTAGATATACTAAAAAAATTCAATCCCACTCACAATTGTGATATACTAGACTTCGATTACAAACAGTACCCCCCGAAGCACTTTGATGTCATATGGGCGTCCCCCGAGTGTAAGGTGTATTCACAGCTCCAAACCACCAATGTCGGACCAACCCGTAAGTTCAAAACTCGAGAGGAACTTGACACAGTTCGCATGGATAACAGTAAATACGTCGAGAAGGTTTTGGAAATCATAAAATACTTTGACCCTGCTGAATGGTATATCGAAAATCCATATTTATCCGCCATGAGAGACTTACCATGTATGAAAGAGCTTCCGTCCAACCGCTTTGACTATTGTCGCTTCGGATTTGACTACAAGAAGCCGACACGTGTGTGGACGAACCGGGTAGATTTGGAAGACCATCCATGCACATGCCCCAACAAACAGCATAAGTATAGGATCGGAATCACAACCCCTGAAAAGATTTATAAAGGGGGTTCTGCAGACGTCACGAAAACACTCGACCGATACCGCATACCTGAAGGACTTTTACAATACTTGTTTGCTAAACATTTATAATCTTGGTTTATATTATTAATGAGTTACAACTACCAACCCCGGGGGGGTCCAGGGTATTTTAATTTTTTCACAGTCGTTGGTGTGCTTTGTGTATCCTCATGCTTGACAAGTTCTGTTAGATCCGCTATGTCCACATCCACATCCACATCCAAGCCTGCTACTGAAACTATTGTCATCGGTGGCACTGAGACTTACATAAGTATGCCCGACACAAAAGCAGTTCCAATAACCTTCTCAGAGTATTCAGTGTATGCTTATGACCAAAGTTCAAATAGTGATATGCATGCCGAGTTTTGGCATACGAATAAGGAATGTCCAGGGGGGGGCTTTGATTGCCTGTATGTTGAAAGAGTTGAAAATGGTCGCGTTACTGCTATCACCGATAAGGATGGAAATGATCTTATTCAACAGTTTGTAGATGATTTATATGATAGCAAACTACCACTCCTCGATGAAATGATAAAAGAAAAAGGTGATATGCTTAAAAAGAGTAGGAAATTGTCTGTAGATAACAAGCTTATGATAAAAATGGGTGAGGAATGGAGAGAACTTAAACCAAACGTTGAAGAAGTGTTGCAACATGATAGTTTCACTCAAAACATTTTAATGCCAGTTGGGCAATATCTCACCAATCTAATGTTACTTTATAAAATGTCTGGAAAACCAAAACCAATAGTTGTCATTGATCTACCCGCAAAAAAACGAGAACTTCCCCTTACATAGGAGACTTTGCCTTAAGAAAATTTTGAATAATTTTGGTAGTCAAATTGATAGATGGTGCACTCAATTGTGCCTTCTCGGATATAATCTTTTTATCCACGTGTGGTTTCATACATATATACATGATACAGGTTGAAACCGTTTTAGGTCTTTTACTCATGAGTTGAAAACAGTATTTCAATTCATGAGCCATCACCATTGCTGCTTTACAAACTTGGGGAGACGCGTCAAATATAATAAATAGTTCTTTCAAGCACTGCATCATATTATCATCAGATATTTCGTGAAATTGGTGCTTGACCTCTTGGACACCACATTGTCTTTTTTTCATTTTTTCACTTTTACGCTTCATGAATTCAGACTTGAGAGTAGTATACTCTTTTTTCTTAAGTTTCATTAATTCAAGATTAAGGGTAGTATACTTTTTTTTCCACTGTTGACCCTGTCGAACCTGTGATAAAAGATCACCTAAGTGTGACTTTACACCACGGACAGCCTCAAGAGTAGAGTTTTTCGAATGCTTTTTTGTCATTTTTTAATTAAATTTCTTGGAAATGTGACTCCACTTAGGTGTTTAATTACCGAATGCGACCCCCGCCATCCCGTCCTTAATACGGAGTATGTTATAATTCACTGCGTACACTCGATGATGATCGTTACCGTTTTGGGGATTACTGAAGGTCATCTTCGCGTTATCGATACGACTGAAGTTTAGTGACCCTGTGGGTTGCATCTTGCTCATAGTCACGCAGAACGGCCAAGAGAATGTGG